ATGATAAGAAAACAGATTAAAAATGTATTTGCATTAAGGATTGCAGTGGGTAGCCTGCCCCTACCTTTTCGGGGTAATGCCAGAAAAGTATTAGAATTAAAAAAAATGGATTCATAAGAAAGCCTCTGGCGCACGATCTCAAAGAGGTTCATAGTAAAGTACCACCTGTTTTAGCGATTATAAACAGAAAAAGATAAAATTGATTCCCGAAAAAATAAACTAAAATCCACTTAATGCATGCATGGAATCAATTTCTTTTGAAACTTTTGTCAAATCATCATATCGGATATAGCTTTTCCGGTTTTCAGGATCTCTAAAAAACTTTAACAATTCATCATTTTGCTCAATCAACCTGTCTAAACCATTATGATTTGTACTCGTCGAATTGTAGTCTGTAGAACCCGATGTTGAATTTCGGGAATATTCCGGAACCTTTGGTGACCGGAATAATGACACGGGCGCCTCTCCCGTCCTGACCCTATTTAAACCTTCAATAACAGGTCCGGTATAAGGATGTTCGAGCATCCAGTTGGGTGCGATAAACTCTTTACCCTTTTCACCTGCGCGATAAATCTTATCCCCTTTTGTATAACCACCTTCAGAATATTCGGGAGGTTTCGGCAAAGCGGCAAGCTGTGCGATGCCGGCTGCCGCAGCTAGTGCAGCCATAACAACACCCACAATGAAAGGTTGGGTAGTAGCCAGGGCGTTCATAACAGCCATAGCAGTATTAGAAAGAATAGAAAAAGTAGCAAGTTGGTTGGCTCGCTTTGCCTGATCAGCTTCAATTTTCTTTTTCTTATTGTCCAACTCCAAAGCAATAGCTGCTACCTCTCTGTTGTATCTATCTTCACTGATCAGCCCGGATTTCAAGCGTCTGTCTAAAAGGGCTTTTTTCTTTTCGGAATCTTTCTCGTACTTGGCGAAGTTTGCGTTTTCCTGGTTTGCAATACGTTCATTTACAGAATACCAAATCTGACCAATAGAATCAGCAATTTGCATGGCATCCTGAACATGGGACATGAGTTTATCCCAATCGTCTTCGGTCATACCAAATGGATCGGTTTTTTCACCGTCCATGTTAAAACCGGCTGTTTCGGCTTTGAGTTCGGAAACCTTTAATTTGAGTTCTTCAATCTTAGAAATAAGAGAATCCTTTTCTTCATCAGTGAGCATGGCATTTTCCAGGCTCAATCCATCAACCCCACCTGAATTAATAATTTCCTCTGAAGCTGCAATAAGTTTTCTGAGATGCTCAATTTGTATTTTAATTTCCTCCTGTCTGAAATTAGCAGTCAATTGTTTTTTTGCTTCCTCATTTGTGCCCAGGGCGGCCAGTTCTTCATTGAAAGCTATTTCCCGGATATTGGATTCAGTTTCATAGGATTTCTGAAGATCAAGTACTATTTGCTCTCTTCCTGATTTGTATGCTTCAGCTTTTTGTTTATTAAGGTCAATGATATAAGCTATTTCGTCACTTCCTATTTTGGAAGGATCATAAGTTTTAGGAGCTTTACCTGGTTTGGCAGGCTTAACCGAAGGTGAGCCGCCACCAGAACCCGATGGCATCGGACCCGGGACGGGTGGACCTATAAATTTGGATTGATCTTCAAATAAAATATTATAGCGTTCAGTATAAGATTTTAAAGCATCTTCAACCTCTTTAACGGCTGCTGCTTCCTGAAGGAGCATATTATTGTAATTGGCAGTCAATTGCAGCTTCATTTGCCAGGCTGCACCATGATTTTCTTTTTCCCACTCTGCACCTATTTTGTTCATGGCAGCTTCTTTTTCAAGCAAAGACAAGTTACTAAAAAGGATCTGTTCCATCTGTGAACCCCTGGCTTTGTCATACTTCATCATCTTATCCTTCTCTTTGATCAGGTCCTTGGTAACTTGCAATTCCGCTTCTATTCTGTTCATGGCTGCTTTACCGGCAGCTTTGCGTTTGTCTTCGAGGGTTTCTTCTGAATCCTGAAGGGCTATTTTTTTAATCTGTTCCTGGTTATAGTATCGCAAATTAGAAGTAAGGTCAGTGATACTGATATTTTCAATTTCAATGTTTCTGATCACCTCCGGCGCTATATCCTTTAATTCATTGTAAATATCATTGCGGCGTTCGAGTGTGGTAGTTGCATTGGTTAATTCGACAGCCAGGGCATTGACCTTTATTCTTTCATTTTCCATTGTATCCGATAAACGCACTCTAACATAGTCAGCAGCAGAATCGGCGGCGTTTTCGAGAAAAGTCATTAAGCCGGAGTTCATCCATTTACCGGCAACCCATTTGGAAAGTTTCTCCAAATTAGCAGCCATATTGGTATTCTTAACATTAAACTCCTCCTGAAGGGAAGTACCTTTTTCGAATTCATCATTTGATAATTGCTGTTGTATTCTTAGCGTTTCAACATTATTTGAAAGCACACCCAGGACACTGATTGTCCTTTTACCTTCAAGACCTATATCACCAAGCACTTCAGAAAGCTTAAAAAGCCCTTCATTATTACCATTGAGGTTGGATAAAACCTTTATGAAAGCCTCATTTGCATCCTTATTCAAAAGATCGGTAAAATCTTCCAGGCTCATTTTCGCTATCTCAGCGAAAGTAGCAGTGTCTTTGAACATCTTGGGAACCAAAGCCGAAAATACAGTAGATGAAACTTCGGAGGTTTGACCCAGTGAATCAAGTGTGGCGGCCAAACCCATGATATTCTGAATGGAAATGTTTGCAAGCGGAGCAACACCGGCCACCCTTTTCGTAAACTCAACAATAAAGCCTTCATTGGCTGTTGAAGCCATGCCTAAGGCATTCAGCGCGGAACCGGTTTTGATCAAGGCTGCTTCAGTACCCAGGAAATCTTTGAGTTTGAAAACATCAACCAACTTTGCAATTTGACGGATGGCTTCCTCTGCATTGCCTCCCAAATCCTGGGATAAAGCAACGTTAATCATGTCAGTAGCTTTAACAAATTCATAGATTTCCTTTTTGCCGGTATAACCTAACTTTCCGGCGATCCTGGCAAGGTCAAGCAATTCCTTTCGACCGGAACGGGTATCAATCGCCTTCAGGGACCGGCTGAATTCTTTTACCTCCTGCATGGTCATTCCGGTTGTTTTGGCTACGTCCGCCATCTTATCCGAAAGTTTTCCCATGCTGGAAACCAAATTAGGAATGAATTGAAGCGCATTTTGAAAAAACTGAGAAAGCATATTACCGCCCACAACCCCCATCATGATATTTTTAAAATTGCCCCATGCACTTGCACCCCTGCCGATAGCTTTATTGTGATTATTGATGATACCCTGGAGTTTTTTCATTTCAGAAGCTGCTGCATTATACTCTTTACTACCCAGTGTCATTTTAGACTGGGCGTTTTGAAGTTTAAAAAACTCATTGCGGATGGACTTCATATCATTCTGCACCTCTTTACCATTGATGTACAGATTTATCCTGCGGCTTTCTGTTTTTGAACTCATCTTAATTTATTTTAACGCGTGTTGATTTCAATACTGCATCTGCTTTCACTACCACCAGGTCATCGGCCAGCTTGGAAATTGTTCTGTCAATTTCAGAATTCAACCAGTTTTTGGGAACTCTTGCAGCTTTCATAGGACCTTTGGCAGTCCTCACTACCTTTCCACTCACCCTTTTCCATCCCCGGCCAACACCATGATGAAAAAATACCCCGTGCCTGGGGAACTGAAACCCGACCATTGAAATCTCGCCATAATCTTTTCGGGTACTGGAAAGAATTGATTGAGATAGTTTACTTTCGGTTTTCTGTGTCAAAATGCTTGAATAGGCACCGGCTTTCCCCTGGTCAGACATTTTCAAAACATTGGAAATGGCGGACCTCCTGACTGTATTTTTCCACCGGATCAGGATCCCATTGAAGGTGGAAGATGATTTATCGGCCACCGGATCCGGAATTAGATTTCAGAAGAATCATTTCGGTAGTGATAATCCCGGAAGAAGAAAAAACAAAAGTTGCTTTCTTCGGAATACAATTCATTGATTCAAACCTGATCTTTCTTACAGGATTAACCTTTTGCGGAAGAAAGAGGGAAGCTATATTAAAGAAGTCAACTGAGGAACAAAGGAAAGAGCGCTTGAACTCCTCTGAGGTTTCAAGGAAGTCATACCAGGGCTTTAGAAATTTGTTATAAAGCCCGTTGTCACCATTCATCTTAGTCTGATAGTCTCCAATGAGCGCACCGGAAAGCGAATAATTAACCGATGAGGCCATAGGATAATCATCATTTTTTGCATCTTTCTGCATACCGCGATAAAAAAGAAGTGTAAAGGGAAATTCATTATCACCGGTATCGAAACATGGCGATGTACCCAAATCTTTTGTTTGTGCAGTCAGTAAATTATTTCCAAGATGCAAAGGGAGTGTGTTAAAGTCGGAAATAATTTCCTCTTTCCCCTCCCCTACTACTACTTTGTAAATGTTATCAGAATAAAAATGCCAGGAAAAAACATCTTCATCTGCATTGCGCTTAAAGATAACCACTGTATTCGAACTCTTATCAATGGCAGTTTTATTGGGAGCATTTGGAACTGGAAGGTCATCCCAGGTGGGGAATTCTCCGATAAACTCATAAGTTTCAAACGGATAAGTGTCTTTGTTGTATGAAATATTCAATTTATAGCCTTTATGATCCGGTAATTCCAATTCTTTATTACCCTGAAGGACCTTGTCTGAGAGGTCAAGAACAAAAGGAGAATTTATAATATCAGTGATGAAGGAAAACTCTACGTTCCTGGTAACAAAATCAAAGAAAACCCCAAGTCCGAAGGCATTTTTGAGGGAATTAATAAAAGTTGAATATGATACGGGAGGCAAATGTTTGGCAATATTCAGTTTATTTGAATATTGATTCAAATTCTGATAGCTGACGTTTGTGGCTATCAGGGTTTGTTGTTTTGCACTGCCTATTTGACCCTCACCATATTGATTTGTGTATCTCAAATGAAGATAAACCAGAGTACCGATCATGGCAAAGGGAAAGAAATAAATTAATTCATAATCGAAGGTATCCCAGGTTTCCGACACCAGGGTAAAGTTATCCTGATCCAGAACATCACCTGCATTGGTTTTCAAAGAAAGCCTTGCATTGACATTACCGCCATTAATATCACAATAGCAGGAAACCTTAACTTTAAATGTATGATAGCCACTGGATTTAACTTCATAACGATGCGTAGCTATATTCCAGCATGAATCAGCATCTTCAAGATCACCGCCGGATTCAACATTAAAATACAAAGGATCACCAGGTTGACTTATGGTCTGAACACCGGAAGGATATGAAGCCCGGACAAAGTATTTTTTATACTGCTCATCGAGGGGGAAATTATAAAACAGAATGAGTTTCTGAAGCTCTGCATCAGAAAGGAAGTCACCGAAGCATGAAAAGCCAATTTCAGAGAACATTTTCCTGATAACAGGAAAAAGGAAAGGGCAGGGAATCAAAGCTGACGTATTATCGCAAAGAGGATCTTCGCGGATAAGATTTACAGGAAACGTGCCGGAAGGTGCGTTGTAATTGTTAAGATACTTACCCACAGGACCGCTGCCTGTATCTCCACCCCAATCCGGATTGGCTTCAGGAATACCATCATCATCAGGTTCACCATAGAAGTTGTTGGCAAATATGACAGGAAAAGTATAATCCCGGATAAGTATTCCCTTAACAACCTGTTCTGCATGAAAAGCGACATTCGTTGATGAATGAGGCGTTCCTCCAATTGTGATATCGGAATAGGAAAGGTCGTTCAATTTGAATTCTGAAAAGCCTTCAGGGAAACCGGAGAAAATGATACTCCCCCTGTAATAATCGGAATTGATTGTTTTGATGTAGAATTTTCCGGTAAGTACGGCCAGGTCATCAAAATAAAAAGTGACATTAAAAACTTTGGTTCTGGTCCCGATCAGATCATAATGACAATATTCAAAAATACTTTCATTTTTGAAGATGGGAATATTAAAGGGGTAAATGACGGGTGAAGGAATTGCTTCAGAATCAAAAAAAGGCATAGAAAACTCAATCCTGAGATTGGTTTTCGGTTCAAGATAGACCGGGTATTGGTTATCTATTAATAATTTGATCATGCAGTCGGGGATAAAGTGCCGTTAATGGTATATCTATAATCAAATTTGACGGTAAAAATATCATCCGCTTCATCGGATAATTCAAGGGTGCCTTTTTCGATTATTATGGGTATGAACTGAAGTTTACCTACAATATACACTTCATTATTGGAAAGCATTTCACACAGGTGATCAGCCAAAACCTTTTTCATTGTACCGGTGCGGATGGTAAACTTATTATAGGAACTTTCAGGTTTAACTACAAGCTGACCTTTGGGAAGCTGGTAATCGTATGACAACTCTTTTTGAAAGACCTCAGTTTCAATGTCAAATTTATTAAGAACCTTTTCGGCACAAAGGAATTCATAGACCCCGAAATCATTTTTGAAAAGCAATTGTTTTGAAAATTGCTTCTGAGGTACCAGGGTAAATGTAACAATTTGAGAAAGCGGAACCGGTGGAGAATTCTCAAACATTTCAGCAACAAAGACTTCATACTGATAGCAATCGCCATATAAACCCATGTAAAGTTGATCATGTCCGGAAGGACAAACCAAAACATCAAATTGATTGATGTTGTAAGCCCAATCCCTTGCCAACTGCATATAACCCGGAACGGCCTTTCGGTAAGCTCTGACAATTAAACCAACCTGATTAATTCTTCTGTCTTCACAATTCATCCAATATAAAACCTGCTGTGCAGATTTATATGTTTCAACTGGAAAACCCTGATTTGTAAGGAACTGTTTGGTTTGTTGCAGCTTCTCTATTGTATCATGACCGGGATACTGATCGAAAGGAAGCTTCCCGTTTAAAACATGTAAAACATCGGTTGAATTTAGCCCTTTAACAACTCCCGGAGATCCAAAACATTCAGCAAACTTCACAAAATAGTGAAAAACAGTTTCTTTTGACTCAGAAAAGAAGTGAGAATTGAAAGCCGGAAGGAAGGTCAATTTTTTGTCTTCACAAATGGTTTTTAACTGTTTATTAAGATAAACAACGCATTGGGAACTACTGTCAACGTCAAAATACTGACCAGGCATCTTTGAATAACTGAGCATGAATTTGGATTTAAAATAGAGCTGTACGAATATTTTAAAGTTTGGATTGAAAGTTAAATCAGTCCCGGGGTAAACCTGAGGAATGATTTGTAGCGCTGAAATTTCTGAAACATCAACAGAAAGACTGAAAGCACTGCCTACATTTAAAGCCCTGATAAAAAACTCATCGTTATCATGAACATAAATTTCAAAAAATTGAGTTAAAATATAGTTTTTGTTAAACCAACCAACTACCGTTGTACAGGAAAGACTGCCGGCTTGTAAGTATAAACCGGAGTCAGGATCACCCCCAACAGAAAAGACAAGAACATAATCCAGGAAGGATATTGTTATTTGATGCGTGTTAATGAAATTACCGGCAATGCGGAGTTTAACGTAGCTTTTAGATCCCTGCGAAGTAATGTAATTATCAGAGGTAAAAGGAAAAGCTATGGGATTGCCTGTAAATTCAATTTCATTTGGATAAGAATGTATTGTTATCATGTAAGATCAAGCCATTTTGATTTATCAATAATATGAGATTGTCTGACCATAAGTGTAAAAGTAAACCTGACCCCGTATGAGCGTCCGGCATCATTGGCAACGAGGTTGGCAATGACTGTATTAAAGTCAAGTTTATAAATTAATCCCAGGCGTGTAAATTTTTCATTGTAGATCCGGACTAAAATATCAAGGCCAATATTTTCACACTCATCCCAGATTTGATGGATGGCATCAACATCCTGTTCATGTTCTAAATGCTTCAGGACAGCAAAAGCGCAATTTACATTTTTGAGGATGCTGTTTGTTTCTCTATCAAAAAAAGAAAGATCAAAACCTTCAAGGACAAAAGCCGGAAAATTTACGGATGAAGGTATGCTTGAAAGATATTCTTCAATTTCAAGACGAAAGAAATGCTTTTCTTCATCCTGGTGGAGAATATGAACATGCTGCCTGGCAAGGTTCTCAAAAAAGGAAACAAATTCATTTATAAAACTCATGATTCTTCGATTTCAGTAATGTCCATGTTGTCAATAGCCGTGCAAATGGCCTCTTTATCAAAAACCAAGGATAAATTGATAACCAGTTTGAGAACGGTTTTGATACCGACTATTTTTTCATTGTACCATTCAACTATTGCAGCTTCAAGTTCAGCGGCCTTATCAACGTCTGTAAAGAAGGAAGCTGCAATATCAGCGGGTGTGATTTCAGGATTCATAATTATGGTTTAGATTTGATTTGTACTTTGATGGTATGGTTCATATCATAGAGGACAGTGTGCAAAAGCGTTTTCAGAATTTCATCCTGAAGCGTGTAGTTCCCTGCTACCAGGGAACGGATAAAGTCCCTCCAACCCTCTGAGCTATTACCCTCTTTTCTTTCAGACTTTTCTTTGGGAAAAACATAAGGATACTTATTCTGTATCCAGGTGCGAATGTTTTTATAATTAAAAAGCAGCGCAAGTTTGGTATCCTGATCAAGTTTGCTGAAAAACAGCGAATTTTCATCTACATAAACCGGATTGAATTTCATTCTTAAATCTTTGACTGTCTGGTTTGGATTGGGATAATGATTTTCCGGACGGTAAAGGCAGGCAATCATTTTGAATAAAAATGATTCGTCTTTTGTCTTTAAGAATTTAAGAAAGTTGGAATCAGCAAAGGCAAATTCACCGATTGAAACATTCCGAAACTGATTGGAAGGACCTATAAAAACCTGCTTATCAATAATTAGTTTTTTAATTACCCAATCACTGAGCGGAGTGGTGAGCTTGACGAAATCATGCAGCACCAAAATCTCAGGTGGAAAAGATTGAAGCGGGGATTTAAGATTTAAGAGGGAATTTACTAAAACAACCTGGTTCTCGACGGTAAAAGGCTTGCTTAGAAAGTCAACAACAGTAATAAACTGAAGCGTGGAAAGTTCATTCCACGATGAAGGATGTTTACCCGGGATAGTAATATTATAAGGTATCCAGGGGATCGGGCGATATTTGATTTTAACATCATGCACTGCTATTTCTTTTTACGTTGTAAATGATAATAACCTTTAACTATCAGATTTTGTCCCATCACATCATAGCCAGCGCCAAAGGCGATGCCGGAAGGATACAAAAGCAAAGCGTCAACAGAAATAAATGGTTTGCCTGGTATGATCCCCATACCGGCACCGATCAGGAATTTCTTTCGTATATCAGATTGTGTGATGATGGTCGTATTGATTTGAGTAGCCCTTTTATTCTGGAAAAATAGTTTGTCATAATACAAACGATTTTCAAAGGTATGGGACAAAACTCTGATGAGAGCTGAAGTATCATTCTGAAGCGTATCATCATAATAATATTTGGAATAATAATCAGCAAGGATGGCCATGGTATCTATGGGTAAATCCATCCACCGGGTCGAACCGGTATCCCGATAAACCGGTATAGGGAAAGGCTTTAAAACAGGGACTTCATAGGGGATACTATCGCCAGGAATTATTTGAGTGGTTCGAATCGTATCCGTTGTAAACGGATTACGAGAGCATCGGGTGGCCTCTCTAAAGAAGATAAATGCGAGCAATGCGACCATGACAAGGATTAACAATGGATTTTTCATAGAAATTAATCTAAAGGTGAATGGTTATCAGAAAAGAAATTGGTCAAAAACTTACCCAAAACAGAAAGGATTACAGAGCAAATGGCGAACCATTTGAACTCCTGGTAGATAGAAATACCGGAAATAAAAACTCCGGAGGCAAGCAAAGCGTCTCCGAGTTTGCGCCAGAAAACAGGCGTAGGTTTGTAAAAACCATTTAAAAGATTTTTCATAGTATTATTTTTTATGATGATCACAGTTAAAATCCTCAATGTATAAAAGGCGCTTATCAATATCAGCGTGTTTTAAATCACACAATTTCGATGCTGCCTTATTTTCAGACTTAATCAATTCAACCAGAAGCCGGAGATTATTGACGGCTGTTTTCAAATTATCAATGGCAGTGATAAGCGATTTGAGAAATACGCCTATAATTCCAAGAAGCAGGAGGATTACACCTCCTGCTACTGTTAAAATTAAACCGATAATATCAAAAGGCATGGCGGATAATTATTTGGGTTTAGATTTCCGGAATTTCAAAACAACTGCTGTTGTAAAGATTGCAAGCATTGCGGCAATCGTAAAGTCAAGCCATCTTTCCTTTAATGCCTGGATAAGGGTAATGGTAAAGAAATCATAGAGATTTAGAGGATACCAAAAAACAGCAAGAAAGATTAAAATGAAATAGGATGGGATATAGAATTTCCCAAAGTATTTATCCATGAATGATTTTGTGCCGGAGGCAGAGGAACCTACATAAAACCAATTTTCATGATTGAAGGAATTGTAAACGATATTGTAAAAGGGAAAGAAAAGAATTCCGGCAATCAAAAGCACAAATAACAAAGATTCAAAAGGTATTTCAAGAAAAACACCCAGGATGATGATAAAGATTACCCAGGTGAAGCGAATAGCGCCACCGGCACGATGGACCAGCTTATTATAATAAGCGTCCCGGTTGGATGACATGGCGAAGATCCATGCGTTGTAAAACGCAAGGATCAAGCCTATCATTGATGTAAAAGCAATCAGGATAAGTTGCATTGCCTTATTATTTAGGAGAAGTGTTCGATGTGGAAGTCCCGTTGATCAGATAATTTACAATCAGCTTGAATTCTGACCATACATTAAAAGTCGGATTGGTAACAATCACGATAGAATGGCATTTTACCGGCTCGCTGTTTAAAGGCGGTAAAGCCAGGGAGTTGACATACAGAACACCCTCATGCAGATACATAGTATCTTTCTTGATGTTCAAAACTTCAATTTCATTAATTTCAGGATTCATAATTTTAAATATTTAAGATTTAGGAACTTTTTCATCTTCTCTACGAAGCCACATATATACTGAAACATAAGGATTAAGAGAACTAGTAGATTTACCGGAAAAACTTGGAGCAGATACTGTACCCGATGCCCGGCCACCGGAAACTGCATCATGTTGGTGAGCTGCTAAGGCAGTGCCGGTAAAAGCGTGCGTATGATTACTCGCACCCGCAGTTGTAGATAAACCACCGACAGCAACAGTAACACTTGGAACACCCAGTGAGCCGGCAGGAGTACCTGCTGATTTGGAAGAATGAATATGGGTAGGCAAATTATTACCATTAAAAACAGGTTCGGAAACAGTACCCGTAGGAAGAAATTCTTTACTTCCGCCAGTTAAAAGAGATGTTTCAAAATCCCGATCATCAGGATCTACACCGATTAGCATTTTGCCTACGGCAAATCGTTCCCAGGAACCATAACCTAAAATAATATCAGGACTATCAGCATTTATGGATAGGAATATGCTTCCTATCGGAAAAGCCTCAAAAGAATTGGGTTTGTTTAGAATAAAAGAATCTTCATTTTCATCTCTTTGGTCCCAATCTGACTGCACGTTTCTTTCAGCATCAGGTGTAGCATGATCAGTGCCCGCATGATTTTTAGCTATGTCTATAGCATCACGTTCTGCACTTGTCATTATTTTGGCATCTTCCGATTCCTTCATATTCGCCATGCTGAAAGCATCTGCACCAACACCAATGGGGTCATAGACACTTTTAAACATATCCCCGCCGATCTGTCCCAGGTCACGGATACCCATCATAACCTGAGAAACAACAATCAGTTTTTGGGGAAACGAAATGTTTAATCGCAAGGCCGGTATAAGGATTGTTACTTCCATGTTTAATTACCTACCGCAACCATTTTAATAACAAATTCTTCACTGAGGGAAATGGTCGTTTGAAAGCCATCCTGTAATTCAGGGGCAATTTCCTGAATACTTGTTTGTAATTGCATCTTTTTATTGGCAAGCAATTGCGTAACGGCGCTTTGTATCCACAACCTGACATGGGTAGGTTCAACAACCAGGTTATCAAACTGAGGATCATCCGGAAATTGATACGTTCTATGTACCACTTTTTCCGAATCTACAAGCATTATTTTGATTAGTTCCAACGTAGTTGGATCAATCACTGAGCCATCATAATTTTTAAGGATCAGATCAATGGCTATATCTTCTCCTGTGTATCTTGTTTGTGCCATTACGTCCAGAATGTTAGTTTACCGTCATTGTTTCTTATATGAGATTTATTTGATGAATCATAAGCATTTGAAGCAGAATAAAGAGGATAGTCCTGAATATTTGTATGAAGGAAATCCTTTAGAAGTGACATATAATCATCCGCCGTATCGCGGGCTAATTTGCTTATATTGAAACTCTCTTTCATATCAAGGGCTGCATCCTTTTTATGATCATACTGGCCACCGGTCGTAGTTTGATGAAATATTCCGTTGTCAGTGATTGAAATTCCAAGCTGAAGTATTCCTTTTGAAATTGCAAAACCGGCTATAGCCTTGCGTAAAAATTCTACTACTGGAATATTAGCTTCAGATAATGAATTATTCAGTAATTCATTTTTAAGAAGATCAAAAAAAGGCTTACCAATGACAGGAAGGATATGGAAGTTTTCAGCATCAATCATATATTTCCGTAATTTTAAGAATACAATCCGGCTGCCACCGATGGGAAAGCAATCATCAAATTGTGCGGTTGTATGAATAAAGTTTTGTTTGAAGATGGTATAATTCTGCGAGCTTGCAAAAAGCGGAAAAGATTCAATGTTATTTTCAAGGTATTCAAGGACTGCATCAAGTCCATTAAAACCATCGGTTTTAAACATTTGCTTTAATTCCGCTTCCTGGTATTTAAATAGTGGCTTTTGAACATCGGTTTCATTTCTGTAGGCTCCTCCATCCCCTATTTTAGCTACCAAAATTGGAAAACCTCTGAAATAGGCAAGGTTGATTAAGGATTTTTGAACCAATTTAAGAAGATCACCCAGGTGGGATTCAGGTTCGACATGATCCTCATAATACTCAACCAACTCATAGTACTGTGCATCCCCAAGAAGTTTTTTGATGTACTCAGCTTCAGCAGTTTCAATATACGGCTTAATCGTAATGAAATTGGTTGTTACATTGACGGAAATATACTTTTTAATTTCCTCTCCTTTGATATTTTTTATTTCATTGAATAACATTAGCTTACTATTTTTTGAGTTCCTTTACCCTGATCGAGTGTAGTTAAGATTGTATTACGGAAGCGTAGTTCCACGTCTTTAATGCCATTGTAGGAAAGAAAAGTTTCAAGCGGATCAAGAATGTTTTGTCTATCCAACCATGCAAGTGCGACATTTACAAGGAATGACTCCCTGATGTCCGAACCTCCGGTTTTACCTGCATAAGGACCTGCCCCAGGCAGTCCGGCACCCATTACAGTTGGATTGACACCGATTGAAAAAAGGATATTGCTGTCAGCCACAGCAGATTCAATCATTTGCTGATCACTTTTATACTTATTGTCAAGGGCTTCGATAACCCATTGTTCTTCGGGCTTGCCTGAATGATTGACTTCAAACATTGAAAAAATAGCCTTCCTGGCAGCTTCAGTACCGGTCAGGTTTTTTTCAATGAGATCCATGTCAGCCTGAATTAATGCCTCTCTTTCCTTTTGGAGCTTGTATTGATTAGGTGGATAGCGCCTTTCCCAATAGGCATAAGGAATTTTAACATGCCAAAGCCAGGAAATCTGATTGTTGTAAACATTCTTCAGGAACTCAGGAATTTTTGCGCTTATATCAAACCAACCTGCGTTGTATGCCGTCAACCAGTCAGGGGTTGGGTAATAGTCGTTATTGGAAAAATAATTACCGATAGGATAAATAAAATTATTTCCGGAAAGTTTGCGAGAAAGGCGAAGTCTTTCCAGATCAGCATCAGGATCATAGGAATCTAAAACAGCCAATAAAGAATAGTCAGATTTTTCAGCCGGAGTCACTGCTGATTTACCATCAGGCGAAGTAAATTTAGCGGAGGCCACCAGGCCGGAGATTAATCCATTTTTGGCTTCAATGAAACGGCAGTGCCTGGCGTTGATTGTATTAATGCCTACTATTTGGGAGGCATCCTTATTGAATATTAATTCTGGAAAGGAAATCCCATACTTCAGTACATCACGATAAGAATTTTGAAGGTATCTTCTCACCATGCGGCTACGAACAAAATTCTTTATGACAGGATCGGAAAGAATTTCTAAAATTTCATCTCCTGAATCATTAAAGCCGGTAACGCGGCAGGGGAATATCCCCTGCCCCATGAAGAGCTGCAATTTGTACTTGAGGCCTGACCAAAGGACGACACTGGAAGATATTTTAGCTTCAGCTAAAATAGGAAAGTCATTGTTTGTCCCCCAGGGGCAAACTTTAACTTTTTCATTATCTGCCAATGAAAAAGAAAGATCCGCATCCTGGATGGGATTTGACGGGGTAGCATCCTTATTTAATGGACCACCAACTGAGGAAAAGAAATATTCTTTTCCGTAACCAAGCAATGGGTATCCATCACTATTAAATAATACTTCTGCCATTAGTAAGTAACTTTAAATCCATTGTACTCAATGATATTCCAGATTTTAACAGGGGTTGGATGGCCAATCCAATCGTTTTGATCATCTACGGCCACAACACCACGGAAAGCATTTTCAAGTAAATTCATCCTGGCTAATCCTACCTTAATAGATTTTCGGATGAATACCAATTCACCATCCTTTTTAATGAATTTGATTGAAAATGTAATGGGCTTTCCGGAAGGAGTCAATTTTGAGTCCAGATCAGCGAGGGCAGCGGAAAGTTTTATTGTACCCATGAGGATACAAACATATTACAAGGCTTACCCTAAAAAAAGGACAGTATATTATTAATATCAAATTTCTTTTTATTAATTACATTTATGTTAAATTTGCTTGGTTCTTTTCCATTGTTTATGAAGAAAATATATTTCCTTTTAATATTTATGCTTGGTTCAGTTTTTTCATTTTCCCAGAAAATAGAAAATGTACATGTTGAACAACAGGGAAAACAAGTTGTAATAAATTATGATATTACAGGAGCGCAAGCAGAACAAACGTTTGAAGTAAGTCTGTTATATTCACAGAATGGTTATGATTGGAAACAGGCAACTAAAGGATTAACCGGAGACATAGGAACAATTGCCCATACAGTGATGAAAAATACCATAACATGGGATGCTTTGCAGGATGTTAATAAGCTTGTTGGAACAGGGTTTATGTTTAAAGTAAAGGTTAATGTAAATAGTAGAAATATTAATATCAGTTCTTTTAAAGATAGCAGGGATAACAAAATCTACAAAACGGTAAAAATTGGGAATCAAACTTGGATGGCAGAAAATCTTAACTATAAAACAAGCAGTGGAAGTTGGTGTTATAATGATTTTAGTAGCAATTGCCAAACATACGGTAGGTTATACAATTGGGAAACAGCCAAAACGGTTTGTCCTGATGGCTGGCATTTGGCCTCAGATGATGAATGGACAGAATTGATTGATTTTCTCGGTGGGCCAAGAATAGCTGGAGGAAAGATGAAACAAAATGGTACAACTTTCTGGAAAACCCCTAATAAAGGTGAGAAAAATGGTAGCGGATTTTTAGCTTTACCTGGGGGTGATCGCGACTATAATGGTAAATTCGGCAATATGGGTTACCATGCAAGTTTTTGGTCTTCTACAGAGGATTATTCCATTGGCGCCTGGCTCAGACTTTTGTACTATGATGACACAAATGTACTCCGCTACAGTTATAATCTGGACTTCGGTTATAGTGTTCGTTGCGTTAAGGATAAATAGTCAAATATTTGACATTTCGTCAAAATGTTAAATGGTTAGTTATAATTACGTGCAAGAAAGAAAGGAGATAAGGATCTTTTATTCCGGGAATAAAAGGATGCGGCAATCTTGTGACAACAAACGTTCTATTTATCTCAGCCTTTGTTCAAAATTTTTAAATAAATATTCAATTAATATGAGTTCAATGACATCCATATCGACTAGACTAATTTTTAGTGTAGGATTTTGTATTTTACTATTTGTCATAAATAGCTATTCTCAAACTACGATTGAAGGAATAAGTAATAAAGTTGATTTAAATATAACCAAAGATCCTCCAGTACTATTGTTATCGGATGGATCATTAAAATTTACAGACCAGAATGGCAATAATTGCATTGATGCAAATGAAATGGTTAAGATTTCTTTTGAAGTAGAGAACAGGGGTAAAGGAGAGGCTTCAGGATTAACTTTAAACGTAAGTGAAACAGGCAATATTGGTGGGTTGTCATTCGGAAAAATAGCATCGAAAGGCAATCTTTCAACTAGCACTAAGAAAACAATTGAAATACCAATCACTGGTGATATGAATTTAAAAACAGGTGTTGCCAATTTCGTCATCAAACTTGATGAGGAAGGTGGATTCGGTTTAGATGAGATGCAAATGGAAGTAAAAACAATGGCTTTTGTCAATCCGGTTGTTAAAATTCCCGATTATACTATTACAAGCGAGATCGGAAATACTCTTAATAGAAAGAAGCCTTTCGATCTTCAGATTTTGATTCAAAATGTTGGAAAAGGAATTGCAGAAAGTGTTAGAATTGATATGAGTATTCCACAGAACGTATTATGTTTCTCAGGGAATGAGACTACTCAATTTGATAAGATTATTTCAGGTGAAACGCAAACCATAGTATACAGCTTAATCGTGAACGAGAGATATTTAGCAAGCAGTATTCCCGTTGAATTCAAACTCTCTGAAAAATATGGCAAATATGCCGAGAATAAAACTATAACCCTTGAACTGAACCAAGCGATGGCAGCATCAAAATTGATAGTAGAGAGTTCGGTTATTGCTGATAATACACTTATTTCTGAAGCCTATCTTGGTTCTGATGTGGACAAAAATATCCCTTTCAACAGCATGGACAAACCCAACACTTATGCACTTATTATTGGAAATGAAGATTATTATTCTTTTCAGTCCGGACTAAGTAGAGAGATCAATGTGGACTATGCAATGAATGATGCCAGAACGATTAAGGAATATTGTAGTAAAACGCTTGGTATTCCAGATAAGCAGATCATGTTGCTTACAAATGCAACGACAGGAAAAATGAACCAGGGAATTACATGGCTTAGTAATCTTGCTAAAGTTGACAATGGCAAGGCAGAATTGATTTTCTATTACTCCGGTCATGGTTTACCTGATGAAGTTACTAAAGAAGCATACCTGATTCCGGTTGATGTCAGCGGAAGCAACCTTACAGAAGGTATTAAACTTGCTGATGTATATAGCAAACTGAGCGAGTATCCAGCGCAGAAAGTAACCGTATTTTTAGATGCCTGTTTCAGTGGTGGCGCCCGTAATCAGGGATTGATTGCACAGAAAAGTGTTAAAATAAAACCAAAAGAAAACCTGATTACCGGCAATATGGTTGTGTTTACATCAAGTACAGGAGAAGAATCGTCCGGCGTTTACCGGGAGAAACAGCACGGATATATGACTTACTATCTTCTGAAAAAACTACAGGAAACCAAAGGGGACATTACCTATGGGGAATTGGCAAACTATATTACCGATAAAGTTACCAAGGAAACAGCATTAAGTGGAAAAACTCAAACACCGCAGGTGATTTATAGTTCAGCTATTGAAAATACTTGGACAAACTGGATGATAAAATAATTTTTCAATTAAGAGAAGCTAAAGCTTTTCAATATCGTATGACACGAGTCGATAGAATGGCCTAAATTGAAATTGAAAATGGTAATGATTTAATATAGTTTTCCATAAAATCAAAGTCTGGTTTGCCTGCGATATCAACAGGCAATTTTATTCTGGATTTATTCATCTTTCCAGTTTCCCATTTTCTGCCATAGTTAAACCGAAATTTTTCTAACCGGATTAATGTTATTAGAAAGAATGCAATGTATTTGTTTAGTTTAAATTTTGAATATAGAACATTTACATCGTCACTTGCCCAGAAGGGATTAGGTTGATAAAATGATTCCCCAACAGAACCATTATAATTCACAGTGATTGTATTGCCTTGATGTATTGGCTCTTGCCCAATAAAATCTCTATAACCATTATTTGAATCTATTGCACCAATGAAGGGTGTGTTTCCAGGAATGAAATCTTCCTTTGTTAATCGTTTGCCCTTTTTTATGTCAAATAGTTCGTTGTAATTAAAGTATTTCCAATTACTAGTATTTAGATTAAGGGTTTTATTTTGTGCACTTTTTTTTGAAGGAATACTTGGTATTTGGATTTTTTCAACCCAAACAGGGATTTCTGAAACACTTGGAATTAAAATATCTCCTAATGTTTTATTTGCTTGTCTACCGTAGCTATAACGATATTTGTTTGCTCGTATGCACAGACAATAAAACAACTTTTGTTTTTCTGATAATTCTATTTTAGGGCGTAAACAAAATATATGATAGCTAGTATAAAAATCCGATGTCTGTAAAAAAGTTTCTAATACAGACCCTCCAAGTGAAACAGTTATCAAGCCTGCTTTAAACGGCTCAACATCAATTAACTTTTCAACTTTTGCTGATACTCCGTTATTTTTGGCAGTTCGAGAAATAAAATTTATACCTGTCTTATTTATAGACAATCTGTTTAGTTCAAATCCATTACCATAGGTAATGTCAAATATGTTTGACAATTTTTCCATTTCTAATTATTTAAAAATTGAAAAGCTATGTAGTTTTTGATGACATCAATAAAATTGTTTTCATTCATCTCCGAATAATCCGTTTCCATATATGCTTCAGCACACCATTCATCTTCAGCATTAACTTCTTTTATTACGCTATGACCTACAATTACTTCTTTGTTCAAATAAGCATTAACCCATTGCTTTTTTATCTCATGCCATTTTCCTTTTGCATCAATTCTGCCTTTGTTTTTAACTTTAACAAATCCATCGTCTTTCCAGTAACCAAACCAAGTTTTTTTACCTTTTGGATGTGGAATATGTGAAGTAAAAACCATTGTACAAGTAACAACCCCGACTTTTGAATTATGAAATAATTCGTCTGGCATTGACATAACAGCCTCTAAAGTATGATTTTCTAAAATTTTTGTTTTCCAACTTAGCATTTCTCCACTTTGTGCCAAAGCACAGCTCATTGGAACGATTGCAATGCACTTACCTTTCTTTTGAAGCATTTCAAGATTGTTCCATATAAAAGCAAACTCTTCTATATCTTCCTTCTTAATTGCATATGGAGGATTTAGTAAACCTACATTTGGTTTAAATTTATCTTTTATTTGTTTTGCTGTATCATCTTCAAAACAATCTCCAAGCATAATATTGCTTTTACCATCATTGTGAATAATCATATTAGATACAGCCAATGCGTAAATTTCATCTTGAAATTCAATACCGATAATTTGTTTCAATTTTATTTTATCAATTAGTTTCTTTTGACCATTCGCAAACGCAATCATTTTTTTCATTCCACTGATCAGGAAACCACAAGTTCCGCAGCAATTATCTAATAGGATACTGTCAACATTTAATTCAGCTAAATCGCAAAATAATTCTGTAATATGAGGGGGGGTTAGAACAATACCTAATCCCTTATCATTATTAGCATACCTAAGAAACTCAATATAAAACTGTCCAAGCGTGTCAAAATATTTGTGCGTTTTTATAAATGAATTTACTTTTAAGTCAATGTCAGAAATTAAATTTTCAAAAAAATGCTTGTTGGTTGTTAAAGTTGTATTTGAGTCAATAAAGGAATACGCTGTTTCCAATTTATTTATTTTGTCAACAGGAATATTGGAATTTTTTAATTGCGTTTTAATTGTAAAAAAAATAGCTCCAGCCAAGTCTTTTGCTTTTATGTGTTTAGTGTAACTATTATGAAAAGCTATATCTTGTAACGCAATCAAAATACCACTAATTAATAAACTTCTTTGAGATTCCTTTATCTTCTTTATGTGAAGAAGGTTGTTTAGTTCCTTTGTATAAGCCAATAAGTTTTCGTAATCCTGTTTGAATTTCCTCTCATCATTTATATATGCGTTGTAGTAATCATCAAAATTCAAAATCTTATTCTTGACGAATGAAAATGGTTTATTGTCCTTTTTCAAATTCAAAAACTGAGAAATTCTAAACTCGGATATTTTTTCTCCACTAACTGCAATAGCAATTACATCATACTCTTTACTTAAAAAGGAAGCATATAATAATACTCCATCAACAGCATATTCAGAATACTTATCACGAGTTTTCGATTCGTGTTTTTTAAAGTCTGCTTTACATTCAATAACAATAATAAGATCGCTGTATTTTTCTGACTGAATAATAAATTCCGGATATCCTTTGCTACCTCCTTTTTTAGATGCATTTTTTAATAGCTTATCAATTTTAGGATTATCGCATTGTTGTTCATAAACATTAACCCCTTTTTTATAATATCCGAGTTTGGTAAGTGTTTCCCGGACAATCTTTTCAGTTTTCCTTTCGTTCGCCATAATGCAGGTAGTATTTAAAAGTTAAAGCTTCCTTGCTTTATTTTTATTGATTTGTAATACTTTGCTTTTTCTTCTGCCAACTGAAATACTGTTTCAGGGCATTTGTATTTGTAACAATCTTCCGCAAATTTCTCGCTGAAGTATTGCTTCTTTATATCAGCGACATCAACTTTAAGCGCCTTGGCAAGTAGTTGTAATTTTTCTTCTTTCAATTCCTTTTTCCCATTTTCAACCTTACTTATGCCCCCACTGTCAAGCCCTATTTTAGCTGCAAGTTCAGTTTGATTTAGCCCCTTTTCAGTTCTAAGCCGCCGTATGTAATCTCCGAAACTTTCCATTTTTAACCTTGTCAATTTAACCTTGGTAATTTTTGACAAATATAAATATTATTTTGAATAGGGTGGTTGAAAATTTTTAGCTCCTTTTGGTCTCGGAGCAATCACCCGTGCGATGGTGCAACCAAATAAACGAAAAGCGATTCAAGTTAATTAATTGCTTACACAAGAGGTTGTACCAAGCAAATGTATAAATAAAATTTACTTATGGAGTTGAAAAATATATTATTATTGATATTTGATGAACAAAAAAAAGGGAGAGACCAGAGATTAGCTGATTTATTATTGATATGTGAACCATTCTTTAATTAAGTTATTTTCATATTTTGTGAGCAAGACCTCTTTGTTTCGCTGTGCTCTTGATTTTGCATCGATTAAAATTTGTAAATAATTTGTATTTGTTCTATAAGCTCTATTAAAATTATTATTTTGAAATTCTTTCCACTTTCCATTTGTCTCAATAATATATCTAATTTTTACATCTTGTGGAATTGTTTTAATTGTGCCATTGAGAAAATTAGCATTATTGTCTCTAATATAAGAGAATGATTTATTTAAAAGAGAATCAAAACAGAATGCAATTATTTTCGACTGTATAATAAAACTTTCTAAGTCTGTTAATAAAGAATCTGCGTTAGAATTATGAGCAGATTTATGTCTATTGTTTGCAAAATTGCTAAAAATTTGGCTTGGATTTAATATTGAACAATTAATATTAGAACTTAGGGTTTGAATGCTATTCCAACCTCCATCAACATTAAATGTTTTTAAAAACTCTGAAATATCTGTAGAATTTAAGTTTGATTTATCCCAACCCATTGAAAATTCAGAAAACTCATAGACAGATTTCTTCGTGCTTGAAACGAATTCAGTTTCATTTTGAATAAATGTTATGTAATCTTCTGAATTCCTTTTTAATAATTCAGCTCTACTACTTATTCCTTTTAAAGCATAAAATGTTACAGCTTCTTTTAGCTTTTCTGGCAATGCATTAAAAGCACAACTTATCGAACTTATTTCTTTTAAGACTTCGCCAGTTCTTCTTTTTATGAAATCTTCAAGAATTGTAAATCCAATAATTGACATTCCATTTCTTAACATTCTAACTTTTTCGTTATGTAAGGTTTCAGTTAGTGCTTTGGAATTTAGTTTTATATCATCTATATTTTCAGGATAGATAATACTACTGAATGTACTTATTCGTTCAATAAAAAAGTTCTTTGCAGTAGCCATTATTTTAAGATTTCATCTAATAAATTAATCATTGTCCCTATTCTATAATTTACTTGTTTAATATTTGAAGTAAATTGACGCATAGAAACTTGAAATTCCTTATCTTGAAAATACTGGTTTTCAAATTTGTCAGAAATTTGTTTTTTTCTTTCTATGATAATATTTGATTTGTCTAAAAAAAATGATAATCCAACTGTTTGAACATCAAAAATCCCTTGAATTATTTCATTCCTTCCATCGGGTCTTTTAAATGCTCTATCTCCCCAAATTGTTTCACATAATTCAATAGTTTGATTGAACATATATTTGTATTTATCTATATTTAAATCTTTACTACGATAATTCATTTCCATAAAATTATCCATAGCGATTTTCATATTACCATTGAAATTATTCCAAGTGTCTCTTAAAGTAAAAAATCGCAAGACATATTCAACATCCAACATTTCTTTGTAAATTTTTGACTTTTCTCTTTCCCTTTCTGTTTCTAAATTAAATTGTTTTCTGAAAATGTTGTTTTCTGATAGCTCAACAAGTAAATCATTGAGTGTTCCTTCAAAAGAAGCATTTCTGATTTCTTGTGGTAATAATTTATCACCACCAGTGTTAAGCCTATTAAAAACTTCATATTTTAATAAACTATCCGATTGTTTTAATAAAGTGATAACTCTTATATAAGGTCTAATTTTTAAAGCGTTATTTAATGGCGATGGAAGTTGTTGAAAATTTAACCCTTCGATTTCAACAAACTTTTCTAAGTTTACTAGCCTCTCTTTAAGTATAATAAAATTATAAATTGCTGTTATTCTTTGTTTGCCATCAATAACAGAATATGACCCATATTCGTCTTCTGCTAAATATATTGGTGGTACAGGAATATTCAATAGAAAAGATTCAATAAGAGCAGATTGTTTAACTTTATTCCATCTTTCCCTTCTTTGATACTTTGGTTTAATGTTGATAGCCCCACCTTTAACCATATTTGCAATTGCTTCCAATGAAAGGTCGGAAGATTGGAATACCAGTCTGTTTTGTGCTAATAAAAATTTCTCAATAATGTTGTCCATTTTATTTATTTTATTTCGGTTTTAAAAATATATCAGCCAACTTGAATTTGTTAATATGTATGCTCCTTATCCTCCTAAGATATATCTATACACCCAATTTTGAATGTATTTTATTTTAATCAATTTTGAGTTCATTTATTATTTAAATTAATCATTATTGAATATTAAATTGAACCTACCAAAAGTAAAAAATAAATTACCATAGCATTTATATTTCTTTTTTGATATAATGCAATTTATAGAAAATTTGAGAAAATAGGTACGAACAATAAAAAGCCTCAATCGGTCGCAGACCGATTGAGGCAGTTAAGCTGAGTGATTTAAAACTGAATCTTCGCTTCCGTTGAAGCCAATCCATCATCAATGGAATTCTTCAATACATTGATGATCTTCTCAATGGCATCTGATTGAGAAGTTAAAAACTGGTTTCCTTCCTGATCCTGGATCGTGATTCGGGTGGTGTGTTCTTCCCGCTTCAGGTTGAAGGAAGCCAATTTCATCTTCGCTTCCAGGAAACGTTCCCGTTTTGCAATCAGATCGTTTAAATCCGAAACCTTCTGAATCTTCTGCTCGATGTTAAGCTCGGGCTTTTGTACTTCCGGCTTAACTTCGGGAAGGACTTCCGGTTTAACTTCAGGAACGACCGGATTCTCTTTGGTCGGTTTACGGTCAACAATTGCAAGGTCACGGCCGTTTTTTCCATTCTTTCCAACTGTTTTAACTTCTTTTACTTCATTCATTGTTTTTGCTGCTGCCTTGCAGACTTATTTTGGCATCAAGCTCGCCGGGTTAAAAAAATTTATGGCAATCCATTACCGGATTGAAAATTTTTGAACAAGCCTTCAGGTCAGGTTTTTGGAAGTTTTGATAAAATCTGAATGAACCCGGAGGGACTTCGGAGCTTTCTGATGGTTCTTGTTTTGCTTTAAGCGACGAAGTGGCTTAGAGAGAAATATTTTCAATGCAGGTACCTTTGCCCAGAAATTTGAGTAACCAAGTGGTAGGGGGTTTTCTTTGGTTCTTTCTTTTGTTAACAGATGAAAAGAAAGAACATTATCATTCGGGCAGTTCCGAACAAAAAAAGGGGGCTTTCGCCCCCTTTTATGAAAGATTTCCTTCATCAGCGAAGGAATAGTAAGCCTCTGAACCGACAATCAGATGATCAACGATTGGAAGATCCAGGAAGTCACCCGCTGCTTTCAATTTACGGGTGAGTTTAATGTCAGCATCTGAAGGTTGCAGATTTCCTGAAGGATGGTTATGTAAAAGGATAATACTGCAAGCATTGCCCTTTAAGGCAACCTGGAAGATCATTTTAGGATCGGCAACCGTACCTGAAACCCCGCCTATTGAAACTGTGTGAAAGCCGAGCATTTTATTTGCCCGGCTTAATAAGAGCATGAGAAAAGATTCCCGGTAATCAATGGGTTCAGGCCAGATGCTCAATGCGATATCATAAGCATCGCGCGAAGAAGTGATCTTTCTCATTTCGCTGTGTCGCAGTTTCATTGAATACTGGACTTTGATTTCAGCGAAGGAATTATTGAATAAATTATTCATTATCTTTGCCCATGCCTTTGGGACTTTTAAAGGTTTCAAGCGCACCAGGTTAATTAATTTGAAAAAAAAAAGCCCCCGATCCCTGGGGGCTTTTTGATTAATAAGGATTTCCGACTCCGTGAAAGGTATCTTCATCCGCTTTGTCTGAAAGAAACTGCCGAAAATCAGATTCACCGCAAGGGGAACAATAAGCCTTTTGATTACTCGGCCAATAAAAAATGTCATCGCCTTTTTTGATCGGACAATGACATTGAGCGCAGGTACTGGTGAACTTAGCAGTGATCTGTCGTGGATCTCCTGCATAGGTGGTTGAATAGCGTCTCATACTGCGCTCCTTTCTGTGACTTGTTTGTCACTGAACAGGTAGCAAATCGGCCAGTATTTGTACTGATCTTCAGATTCTGTCGGGGATTCATCGCCCATCTTGTCGGCACTTTCATCCAGCCGACTGACATCTTTGGGCGTACCCCAGACCAAAAAGGCTTTGCTGTCTTTTATGATGGACTTTCCGAGTTTCTTCCATTCATGGAAGGTTTTAAACTCGGAATGACCGGCTTCTTTTCTGTAAAGCTCGATCAGTCCATCATTGACAGTGGAAGCATGAATCTGTCCCATTTGCATGAGCAGTTTTACAGTGGCAGACAAACCCTTCAGCTTGTCGCGGTTCTCCAGGTAATGAGAAATTTTTGAATCATTCATTTTAAATGCTGCTGCCTTGCAGACTTATATTGGCCTCAAGCACGCCAGGTTATAAAATTTCAATTAAGCATTGACTGCAAGCTGGGAGTGGTATTCAAATTCCCAGTGAATGTGTTTTATCGGCTGTGATTGAAAAACTGTGATCCAGACTTCCTGAAGATAAAACTCAGAGCAGTCAGAATAAGGAACCAGTTTGGAAAAGCACCAACCAATTTTCCGGGGTGGTTTTCCGCTGGGTTGATCAATGTAAATTGAAGAAGCCTTTCCATAAGTTTTTTGAAGGCTTCGGAACAATTTTCCCAGGTCATTGGTGAATGTTTCGTATGCTTCCTGGTCAGCGAAGCGCCATCCTTTAGAAGCATTGACGAAAGATTCATGAATCCAGATATTCATAAAAAAAGTGCCCATGCCTTTGGGACTTGTTTTGGCAACAGGCACGCCAGTGAATTAATTAATCTTCGTTTGGAAACAGGATGGTAATTGCCGGTGATGGATCATCAATGTCAACCGGACCAACCAGGGCTTTTAAGGTAATGAGCCGTTGAAATTCCCCTTCTTCTGAATGCTCATTATCGAGCCAGGGCTCTTCTTTCGACAATTGACAGATGAATTTGAAAAGCAATTCAGCGCCTGGTGTTTTCCTTGCGCTGACTGCAAACATCCAGAGGATATCCCAGAGCCGTCCGGCTTCATCCTGGTACCCGGTCATTTCTTTGGGAACTTCAACATAGCGATCCCAAACTGTCCGATTCATGTAAACCGGATAGCGGATACCAGCGGATCGGCTTGTTTTCTGATCAATTTCAACCTGGAAGCCATCAGAAATAGCATCCTTTCGTGTGTAAGCATAAATAAGGTCCATTGAAAATGCCGCTGCCCTGCGGACTTATTTTGGCTTCCTGAAGTTTATTCAGAAATTGTCTGGCACGCCGATTATTACTGCAATTTTTGCTTCGGAACAATACCGGATTGAAAATTTTCGAACAAGCCTTCAGGTCAGATTTTTGGCAGTTTTGATAAAATGTGAATGAACCCGGAGGGACTGAGCCGCTTTCAGATAATTCCCTTCCGCTTTAAGCGGTGAAGTGGCTTAGAGAGAAATAGTTTCAATGCAGGTAACTTTGCTAAAAATTGTAGTAAGTAGTGTGGGGTGGGTTTTCTTTGGTTCTTTCTTTTGTTGACGGATGAAAAGAAAGAACGACAATCCATCAAGCGGAGCTTGATACCAGGCGGTATAGCTGAAGTATCATTCCCTTCGGGGAATGATGAAGTATTTTTCTGACCTGTACGAACAAAAAAAGGGAAGCCGGCGTCAGCCGGCTTCCCTATGCTTCGTATCAGCATCTTAGAATGGAGCTTCTTCGAAGGGATTACTGAACAATTCAGCTTCTTTTGGTCTTTCAGGTTCAGGAATACCTGCTTCCCTGCGCCTTCTTTTGAAGTTTGAATTAGGGTAAGGATCCTTTGCAGTTTCATTTGCCTGGGAAACTTCAACAGCAGGAATTTCTTCCTTTGATTTGCTTACCTGATTATTCGAGTACAGGTAGATGACAGGAAAAAACTTTTTCTGATTTCCGTCAGCACCTGTGGACATGGTGGGTTTGCCCCAGAACAGGTAAGCCTTTGCTTTGGCCTTTACTGTGAATCCTTCCTCTTTCCACTGACGGGCTGACTTAAACTCGACATTTTCTTTTCCATTCGAGTAAGTCGACATTAAAGCGGCTTTCATGTTTTGAAAACTTCCTTTAGCTATTTCAGGTTTCAAAATCTTCGAAAGCTCGGAAAGTTTTTTAACGTTTTCAGGGTGAGAAGCTAATTCAGGACGAAATTTTGTTGTATTCATTTTATACGCCGGTGGCTCGCCGGACTTTTTTTAGGTATTAGCCACACCAGTTAAAATGTTTAATTAATTTGAATAATTTTCTGAAAATTGATTAAATTCAAAATTGAGAGATTCGGCATCAAGCGAATCAGCGTAACCCGGATAAAAAACTTCATCCAGGAAAGCAATAAAAATTTCATATAAGGAAGAATTCATTGTGTGTGCCGCTGCCCTGCGGACTTATATCAGCGTCTGGCTCGCCAGTTAATTAAATTTTTGCTGATAAATGCGAAAAGGCATTGAGCAGACCCGATTCATGTCAAGTATTAGGGTCATCCCGCATTTGCGGGATGAAAGAACCCAACGGGCGCTCAGTACTGAAACCCATCCTATAAATGATCAAAGGTTTCAGGACTGAGCGTACTTTACTTTTCGGGGATGCGTAAATAACTTTGCAAATAATTTGAGTAACTAACGGTGGGCTGGTTTTCTTTTTTGCTTCTTTATTCTTTGGGCAATCATGAAAAGAAAAAAGAAGCCGCCGGAGGCACAAGGCATTCTCTTTTATTATTTTATACCAGGCTGTATATTAGTTAAATGGCAAATTTTCACAGGAAATTTGCCACCCTACCACGTAGTGTATGCCTGCCGTGCCCTATCGAAAAAGCAATAAAAAAAGGCAATAATAGAGGATATATGAAACGATCAGGGGCTGATTTATGGTTTGTATCAATTGCTTATTGCCTTGTATAATTGCCCTCTAAAGATGTTCTGAAAGGTTTATGAATAAAGGGAACAAGCCCAAACCCAGTCCTCATGTGCGGGGGATCTGTGGGCAGTCCTCAATAGCATCGGAGATACCTATTATTGCATTAAGGATTGCAACGTCATCCTTTTATAGAATTGCCTGGTGCGTTGCTGACGGACGTAATGGAAGAAAGAGGAATGAATGAACGAGATGTGCAGGGAAGACTTCGGCCTGTGTGAAGGAAAAGAAATACTCAGTCCTTTAGCGAAGCGGGGGACTGTGTATTTGTGCAGAACAAAGTCGCTGCATGACGAGAGAAAGAATGACGATGAATGTAATGAAGTAAGGAAGCAGCAACCAGGATTGGGGAGCAGTATAAAAGATACAGTGTAAAGCCTGACCCCCGCCAAAGCGGGGAAAATGCCCTTATATTCTTGCAGGTACAAAAACTCCGGGCGTCCTTGTGATTCGGAAAAACCTGTACCAAACAATCTTATCGGCTGCATCCGTACTGTGTGTAGCTTCTTCCGGTGGTATGTTAGAACCCGTATTCTCACTGGATTTATCCTTCTTAAACTTATTGTCCCTTTCAATTACCCTGGTATTCTGCGCAGCGATCAGAAAGTATTTACAATTATTGCCATTGATTCGGATAACAGGAAACAAAGGATTATTCTCCTTCAGGATATTGCCCCACAACAAATACTTCTCATGAACCGGCGGCTCTTTGCCCCTGTATTTCTGAACAACTACATTCCAGCCCTTTTGCTCGAGGCGGTTAATTGCCTGAGTGTTGTAAGTATCTGAGGAATTAGCCAGGCGTTCATCCCCATACTTATCCCTCCAGAAAATAACAGTACGGTCATTATGAAAATTATAATAGCCGACAAATTCATCTATCAGTGAATCAATCATGACAGTGGCTTTCTCCGGTTTGACAAAGAATTCCTTGAGGAAATTAAAAGATGTATCCTTGCGGACTTTGCAACTCTCCTGGCAAATGAGCATGAATGAAATATTTGAACCCCAGTCAATGACCATTTCCAAAGGTTGATTGGTATCACAATCAGAATCAAATCTGCTGTCAGGCCTACCCAAACGGGTAAAATCCCAGTCACTGTCTTCCGCCAGGTCACGAATAAAACCATTATCAAAAGATTCATAGTACACATGCTTATCCGGGTCAATGTTATAATAGCAGTCCTCAACTTTATCAGGGATCCAGTTCATGATTTCAATCATGAAGATAAGGTTGGTCAGCTTCTGATACTCCCGTTTGATGTATTCAAGCCCGACATTATCCAGGTTATCAAAGGCATTTGAAAGCGTAAAAAGCAAACCATCTTTGGATACAAAAGGGGCAATTTGTTTTTTTATCCTGGCAATTTCATTCCACTGTGCAGCAAATTCACGATGATCCGTAATTTCAAGGAGCTGCAATTGCAGCTTCACGATCCGGTTCCAGGTATCAAAAATCCTGATGCCGGCTTCAGTTTCGTAATAGTTGCCAAACTCTAACAGGTATCTGCCGGCAGCAGAATAAGGCATGGATGAAACAAAGTGAAATCCATGATGAAATGAAACCGGGTGGTTACCCTTTACACCCCATTTGTCAAGGTTTCCCCTGTTGGTAGGTGAAACTTCCTGATCATAGCGCTCTTTGTCAATGGTCAAAAACTCATCCCCTATTTCATAATCTGTGTTGGGTCCTCTGGATGACCCTGCCCGATCCTGGGAAAGTAATAAGTAGCCGGTACCATTGAGAAAACTAACATAATTATCATGCTTTAGGATTCTTTCGAATGGATCCCTGAAGTGATCGGGAGGCTTCCGGTTAATGACATAATGGACATTCTTCACATAACCAAAATAAGATTCAAGAAACTTGAAAGTAGAAGGTAAAGTCCGGGTGAGCAACTGACCAAAAGTTTTACCAGTGATGGAAGTGACCGACTGGGGCATGTAGGTATTGATCAGGTGAACCTTATGGCCTATAATGGCAGACTTGCCCTGTCCACGTCCTGCGACCGTAACTTCACACCTGGGATGCAAAATAACAGGGGTATTCTGGGCAGGATTATAATTGACTAATTTAAGTCCCATCAGAAAGCAATTCGGCAGCAGTGTCCTCAGTCATGGTACGGGTAAAGATAGCATCGGACAACTCTTTGCGGGAAAGTGCAGGGAGTGCCTGGAAAGCTTCAAAGTCAGCCTTAACCTGACGTCCATCTACATTTATGATCATATAGAACTGATGCGCCTGAAGGATTTCAGGATCAACCTGGATATCATCTTTGTGATCGAGGCCGACGGCTTTGATCAGGTTTGCCTGAGCCGCTATCCATGTCTTAAAGCCTTTTGGACCCCAGGACTTGGCAGCTTCAATTAACTTGAAGATGTCATTGATCACCCAGCGCCTGATCCATTCCTTATCAAATTTCTCAAAATTGCAGAACAACCGCTTGGCATTATCAAAATCTCTGTAAATCTGGCTATCGTCAAGATCAGGAAACCTAACCTTGTAAAGTTTCATGGCTGTCTTGTACTGCGGATATTTGCAAAGGATATTATCTGCACACTTGTATCTTTCCAGGATAACTTTGTGAGAATCACTCAATGAAAGTGATTCAGGGTTAAGCAAATAATCAAGTATTCGCTTATGGTCAACTTCTTCTATGGGAATCCTACTCATAAATTTTGGCTAATACTTTTGAATCTTCAAAGAATTTAAGCATTTGCATTTGTGCAGGGTGACTGCCCTGGGAAGCAGATTTCATGATGGACGTCCTCACCTTAATTTCACCCGTATTAACACCTGTTTTAAAAGCATTATAAATATCCGAACCGGGTATGGCAAGTTGCTCAAGAAAAACATCTTCAGGAATTTCAGCATTGACCGAAATCTCCTGCGGCGTAAATCCAAACTCAGCCATTTGCAGAATACAATCCTGTATCGCCTTCTCCAATTTCATCTAAAATCCATTTTTTATCAAATTCATAAACTTCCGGAAATGGTAAAATTACTCCCCTTTCAATACGGGGATTTTGTGTCATGTTTGCGCTTCCTATTACGGATATCTTCCAGGACTCATTCCCGATCAGTGTAACCTTTGCATGGCAGGCCTTAAACTTATATTTGAAATTTGCAATAAGCATTTGCAAAGGTTTGGGGTTTCTATTCTTAATCCTGGGATCTATAAGGAATCCGATTGAACGGATGATCTTTTCTTCATATTTCTGGACAATAGACCGGATTGCAGCTTCAGATATTGACCAGGTACTGATCAGAACATCGGCAGGACCGGTCTGCTTCAGGATATAAAGCAGCAGGTCATGGGCGCTGTACCTTCCCGATGTAATGAAATGAACTGCCCGGTCTTTTGGGATCTCGCCGATGTGTTTTTTAAGTATCTCATTGGCAAAACCAACAAATTCATGCTTTGTCGTATCCTGATTGAAACTCTCCACACTGAGCGGATGGGGTTCATCATCGGGCAATTCAATGATGATGTCCTCAATCGTTACCAGCACGATGTGTTTGAATAGCAATTAATTCAGCAAGCTGTGATTGTTTAATACCGATCCTGGTCTCAATTTCTTTTCTTTTGGGACCCGGAGGCATTGGATTTTCAGCATTATTCGTCCTGGACTTTGATTGAAAAAGCAACAAGTTTTCATCTTTGCTGATATAGGAACGTAAATTACTGATACGGCTGCGTAAGTCATCATCGGTGATGGCAGAAAAATCCTTTTTCCCCGGTTCTGCTTCATCCTGCGGAAATTCTGACCAGATCAAAATATCATCCGAAGGAATGATTTTTGAATCATTAAAAGCCGTTATAGCCTGGTAAAGAAAATCTATTCGTTTGGAATAGTGATCAATAATGGCAACAATATCCCTGCGTATAGCAATATGCTTATCGGTATTGTCCTCCGGTACCTGCTGCAACTTAGCAAAGAGCAAGTCCTTCTGAAGCCACAAATGCCCTTTCTGTCTGATAAGCTCCTGGATGATCAGGGGCAATCTGTTAAATGCAGCTTTTTTGACCGGTGCAACATCAGACAACCTATCAGCAACAATTTGTTGCTGAGACGGTTTTAACCCGCCCCTGGAAAGTATATTGCCGGCACCAACAGACAATTTACCTTTTACCTTCTGAACATTTGATACTTTGGATTTCTCTGAATATAAGTGCTTTAAACCTGCTAACTTCAATAAAAGGTAGAGGAGTTTATCGGCCTTTACAGGGGTAATATTTCCGGAAAGATAAGTAAGCAATGTGCGGTTATTGCAATTGGCATTAAGGATCGTGAATCCATCATTGTAATTTTTTGTTTTAAGCCATGCCTGGACTTCAGCTTGAATGTTTATCATATTTATATGAAATTTAATATTAGTCAAAAATAGAATACGGCAATTGCTAAAAAAAGGACAGATTAATCAAGGTCCGTTGGTTTTCCTCTCAACCCTTTATTTCCTATCCTGATAAATACTTCATCAATCCAGATTTTCTCCGGAACCTGGTTATAAAGTTGTCCAAAAAAACGAAAGTCAGCAGCTTTGAATAAATCAAATCGGAAAGCCTTTCCCCAGGAATGATGATAAAGAAAGCAAGGCATCCCGATCTGTCCCCGGTCCGGTCGTTTGCGCCAACCATCAAATTGAGGTATGACAGTGCCGTCCGGCCACTGCATACGCCAGATCAAAAGTCTTTCGGAGGTGGTAACGTTGATGGCAATATGCTCAAGCACACGGTCATGAGCAAGGGTATCATCGTCATCGAGGATAAGGATAAAGCCGGAGTGAACCTGATCCGTCAGGGTGTTAAGATAAAGGTTGTAAGGGGCAGCCTGGAAAATGGACAGGAATTTTTTATCTACTTTAAAATAGTCCAGACCATAAGGAATAACATATTGCTCTGTTGCCAGGTCATCAACCGAAACAATAATTCTAAAATGTTTATAGGATTGTGAAAGGATACTTTTGATACAGCGGGCAAAATAGTTGGGGCGGTTACTGGTCCTCACCAGGATATTGATCAGCGGTTTCAAAGCAAATGATCTTTGAAAAATCTTCCTTCAAGGAACCTGTAATAATGAAGCATATAAACCCCTTTCATCAAAAGAATTTTACGGCCGGAATAAAGAAGATCATTTGAGAAAGCATAATCCACACCAAGCAATCCATCAGTAAACTTTATCTTTTTCCAGGTCTTCTTCTGAACGAGCATCAGGAAACCGGATGCCCGCATATTAAAATCCTCAACCGTATCATAAAATTGCTTCTGCAATTTCATGGCAATAACCCGATGATGTTTGATGTCGGGATCTTCCGAGACAATGCCTTTGTAGCGTTGCCTGGTTGTACCAACCCGGTTGGTTACGGCCACAAACATTCCGGTATCAGGATATTTTGAAACGATGGAATGAATCTGAGTACCGAAGTCAGGGGTTAAAAACATGGCATCTGCATCGAGGAAGCAGGCCCAGTCCTCATCGTTTTTGATCAGGCTCATATAGTGATTATAAGCCGCCCCCAGGTTTTTATCCAGATCGTAGGGAGTGAAATAGTAAATCTTAAATTTTCTCATGATTGAAAGAAAAAAAGAAGCCCTGAAAATGCAAACAGGGCTTCTGGAAATATATACTTGCTTAAAAAGGGAATTTTAAGTTTTCGATGATCTTAGTGATTTAGGCAGATATTTTTTTTCACCTTCAGCAGTAAGCTGAATATTTTTAATACCTGCATCATACAGATCCTTCATAAAGTCAACTGAATAAGAATCATTTGAAAGATCAACGGGAATAAAGATACCGGATACCGCGAATTTAGTCGGGTATCCGGTTCTCGCCATAAAATATTTAGTCCATTTTACCTTTGAAGCCATGATTATGATTCTTCAGTATATAAAGGAATAACAATGCTTTTTGGCAAAATAGGAACAGGTCCATTCCCATAAGTCCTGAAATTCATAACTGTTGCGCTTTCCCCTTCCGGGCCAGTACCGGTACCTGCCTGACCTTCCGGCATTTTCTGTACAGGATAACCAGCGGAACCCAGGAAATTGACAACACCCTGAGCATCGGGTATCGCAAAGACCAAATCCTGGCAATTCGTTGCACGGATAAAGCCACGCATTTTAGCAGAAAGATCGGCACGTTTGACTTTGAGGGTATATTTCTGAGATATACCACCAATTTTACCAACATCAGTGGACACAATTTCACAATCATCAACATCCATTCTGAAAGGAAAGAAATATTTCCCTGGCTTCATGGTAAGATTACCTGTAAGAATCTGACAGTCTTTAATACCGACAAGTTCCATTCCTACCGGAGTATCCGGAACAGGTATTCCAGGCCAGACGGCAATGTCAATATACCTGGCAATATAACCAACAGACTGAACACCTGCCATGTTATCAATAGGATGTGCATAATTCATGTCAATGAAGTCCATGCCCAGGACACCTTCAGGAGCAAATCGGGAAGCAAGGAATAAACCGGCGAAAACAAAAGGAATCACAATGAAGGGAGAGAACTCAGTTACGGAGGCAAAGAGCATACCAAGCATCACCGAGAAAAACAAAGCAGTAAGAAATTTTATCGTTTTCATTCTATGAATTTTAAGGTGAATAACTAAGAATCCTGGTCAATGTTCGTCCAGACAGCTTCATTGATACCGAAGCCCACACCTTCCCACCAATCGGTTAAGGTCTTCACCTGGCGGTCAACACCCTGAAGTTCAAATTTGGTTTTATTAACGTCCTTCTTGGTGATATGAAGGAAGTTCTCTTTCGGAGTTGCAAAGATTTCACCACTGCCGGCCATTGATGGCAGGGAAACAAGGGATAAACCTGTAAAATCAACCGTTGGGTGGATTTCCTTTTCGGAAGTTATGGTATAAAAACCCTGATTTCTTTTTTCCTTCAGATACCATTCACCTATCGTGGGATCACAAAAGATATTCATTTTGAGTGTCCTGTATAAATCAGGAATGCCCTGGGCGAATTCTTCAATCTGATCAAACGTGTTGGAATCAGTGAAAGGATCAAGATCAGCAGTATTGATGGATCCGTCATCTACTCCTGCATGAAGTTTTATCCGGATGCCATCCATTGAATTGATGGTATTACCGGCAACACCATTTTGCGGAGCAGAGAAAACACCTTTATAAATAACCTGGTTTTCAAGATTTTCCTTGATTTTAGGAATAAGATAATTTTCATAGATGAATCTGATCAGCGGCCAGTCAGTGCGTTTCAGGTCACCGGATGACAGGAATCCCAACCAGGTAGCTTCAATATCATCAGGAAAAACTGTAAAGTCAGCCTTCAGGTGATGAAGTTCGATAGGTTTAGGGGTAAATGTTACAACTCCTTTAGCAGTGAAAGCGGTTTGGAAAGGCTGTACAATGTCATCAACAATCCCGTTGGCAAGTTTATAAATGGTATCATCCGTTTTAATTGCAGTCATCCACTTTTCAGTTTCAGTAGGCTGCATTAACATTCTTAAAAGTCTGGAAGTATTCTGGTTGCCTTTTTCATAATAAGCACCATATTCTGTGATAATATCACCAACAGCTACACCCATTGCGATATGAAGGCCGTCTGTGGGTGTAATCCAAAAAGGAAGATCGGACAAAAAGTGAACATCTGCCAGTCCTGAGCTAACGATGGCAAAACATCCCAAAAGGATTATTGCCAGGATTCTGAGTTTTTTCATGTTAATAGTTAAATTAGTTATACAAGGGTTTAAAGCAATTAAATTTGATTTTGATCAGCTTCCTTATTGTGCGGAAGCTCATTGATTGTTTTCCAATCAGGACCACCATTTTGAAGAAAAACATTATCTTCAGTTGGAGCAATATGTGTGGCGGATGATCCTGGTTTTGCGGCAAGCAAAACCTTAACAGCTTCTATCTTAGCAATGGGATCAGCAGCTTCTTTAACTGAAGCGCCCAGGTCGTCAAGTGAATTGACGACAGCAGTGATACCGTCTTTCGATGACTGAAGGGCAGTTTCGGATTCAGTGATGGTAGTTTGCAATGATTGAATTGCTGTGAGGGCTTCCTCATTGGTAGCTTCTTCAGTCAATGAAAGAGCAGTTAAAAATTCCTGTCTTGCAGTCTGGGCATTTGTGAGCTGCAATAAGAGCGCGTCAAATTTTTCTTTGGAGATAAACATAGTTTTATGATTTAAAAGAATTTTCGAGTGATTGTATTACTTCCCGGAATGATGCAATTTCATCTACGAGTCCTAAACTCAGGGCTTCTTCAGCAAAAAAGGTTTTACCTGTTCCCCAGGTTTCCTCTCCGGCAGTCAGTCTGGATCCGCGGCCTGATTTAATTTCAGCCAGGAAAAATTCATTGAATGTATCTGCATTAGCCTGAACCAAGCTGGTATTACCTTTCAGGGCCTCATAGTAATCTTTGTTTTTGTCAGAAGACTTTTGGGCATAAACTTCAATCAACCGGATACCCTCATTTTTCCAATACTGTTCTAAATCAGCTATGGTAATATAGGTACCGATAGAGCCAACAACAGCGGAAGGTGTATTTGCGGTGATCCAGTCACATGCAGCAGCGATTTCATAAGCTGCGGACATGGCATAATCTTCGACAAATGCGATAACCGGTTTTTCGATTTTGCTGATTTCATTGGAAAACTTCTGGCTGGCAAAACCTTCTCCCCCACCCGACCGAATTTCAAGGACTATGGCATTGATGTTTGGGTTCTGCGCCATCCTGTCCAGCAGATTTGTTTTTGTGGACATTCCCGATGAACCACAGTACTGATCATAATAAGTAATCGCACCATGGACCTTTAAAAGAGCTATTGAATCAGAAGGCGCGGCTTCCGGGGAAGCGTAATCGCCATAAGAAGATAAGGTATAAACGCCATTTTTGAAAGTGACATACCTGGGGGAAGATTCAAGGCGATCATGGGAAAAATCCTGATTGGAAAGATTTCCGTCAAGGAAACTTTTAAGCAGGGGCAAATATCCATCGGCAAAGGATTTTTCGATTCTCCAGTTGCCGTTATAAATTTCCTGAATAAGTCCGGTTGTCATTCAATTGCCTGTAAAAGAGGCAATAATACTACCAGGCAACAAAAAGACAAAGGACATAAAAGAGAAAAAGGCAATCTAAGACGCTATGTTTTGCTTTGTTTCATTAAGCAATCTGCAATGCTCAATGGCAAGACTTTCATCAGACCACCGGGAATCTTCATTGTATGAAAGACCAATGCCATCCCAGTGAATCAATAAAACAATGAATAAAAGGCCATGCTGTTTAATATCGTAATAATCATTCATATCATAAAATTATTGAGGTGTATAGAAAGCAGGAAGAGCTAAAGAAAATGGTGATCTCTCTCTGAGTTTACGCGTAAAAGCAATGGTATAGCCATTTAATTTTGATTCAATATTCCCGGAATCGAGTTCTGCGGAAACGTGCATCGGCTCTGTGGGGGTTCCGATAACCTTAAACTGACCGTTGTTATCAAGAAAAACAACAATGTATTTTGTGAATTCCAAAGTGTTTATGAATTCCTGAAGTTCAATTCTGTCCTTTGGTACAACGAATTCAAGTTTGGTATCATAATAATCCCCGGTATCAGAAAATTTAAGCTCCTGACTGAATTTGATGGAGTCCTGGATCACATACAAAGGTGTAAGATCAGTCCCGGTATAGACACTGAAGGCGTGTATTTCGGAATTGAAAATTTTGGCAAAATTATAGATGGATGAAACCATTATCGGATAGATTTTCTGGATGCCACCCATGTTGTCGGTTTGTGCAGTGTAATTACTCATTTTTTAGGCTTTAGTGCAATAGTATGATTTCAGACATTTGCTCCACAAATATTTCTTTGTGAGCGTCCATTAAATTTTGCATTGTTTCATAATTAAAATATCGGTTATTGCGGTAAAAATCCTTTTTGATTGTTTCATAAGGAAAGCAATCTTCATCGAAATTATAGTAATCCCGAAAGGATTTTATGGAATCAGAAATTGAAATTCCGTATGACTGCTGGAAAGCGATAAAGTTTCTCATCGCTAATTTTATTTTAGCTTCCACCCTGGAATTCATTCGAAGCATGTCTGTTTTAGAAATATACCATCCATAATGGTAAAAGTCATTATTTGAAATAACAAAGCGGGTTTCGACTTCAAAGGAATGGTTATGAATCCGTTTTTCATATTTATAGCAGGGTTTCCGTAAAGAGTCCAGCATTAAATATCTCAATTCACGCCCTCTCCCACTTTCATGATAAAGATTGACAGGATCACCAAATAAATTAGTCAGGTGTTTGCTGACGTAGGATTTTAGATAGATGCCAACGGTGAAATCATTTTGCATTCAGTAATGAATTGAGGCGTTTTTTTACGTCGAATTGATGTTTCGTATTCCTGGCTCCGGTTGTACCCAGGCTGGTGCAGTAAAAACATTGTTTCTCAACATCAAGAAACTTCAGCGGTGTGCGATCTTTTCTCCTGGCGCCCTGATTATAGCGTGTGACGTTATCATTGTTAATTACCTTCAACCGATAGGAACTTATGGGAATTACGAAATACCTTTTTCCGGTTAATTTATGAAGTTGATTGGCTCTGTATCTGAGATAGCGAAATTGGGTATAGATAAAAAAGGTAATAAGCTGATCTGTTATCCATGTTTTCATGGGCAGTAAAATTAACATAATTTCAATACCAGTTTAATTATTGAACAAATATTTCATATTATGGACTTTTTTAAAATATTTTGATCTTAAAATCCCATCCGCCTTCGCGTAAAATTTTGGAATTTCAGCCTGATTTTGTAACCGGATAGTTAAATAAATGAATGATAGATAATTATGAAGTTACAAAAAATAATATGAATTTGTAACTGAGGGCTAAAATGGTCTATATCAGTGGTTACATTTTTAGCACGATTTCGATGAAAATTGTAACCGGAGCAAAAAAAGGAAGAAATAAGACTAAAAAAAATGAATTAATCTTAAAAGTTACAAAATCAATATTAATTTGTAACCAGTTTTGTAACCAATTTAACTTATTCATCTTGCACGTTTTAGAGTACTTTGGTTACAGGTTACAAAATTATCAGTGAATTCTGTACTGGGGTTGGGGGTAAAAAAACTTAAGGAGGTCAAAATTTGAACTAAAATGAGAAAAGAGAGAGTTGGAATAAATTTTGCAAAGGGCAAAATTTATGGTCATTAAACCAGTTTCGCCAGGGCTTGGATTTTGAATGATCCTGGATAAAAGGAATATGTAAGTATGGAAAAATCCCTGTGGCATCCACAGGGATTTAAAATGAGAAATTAAACAAACTACTAACTGCTTTTTATCTATTTTTGAATTGCTGAGGTTTGAGAAATTATTATAGAATAATGTATTTTTGAAAAATAATGATAGCAATCGTACAAATACAACCAAATTGGGGTGCAATAGTATGATTATGTCATACATATAAACAAGTTACCAAAAAGGCGAAGAAAAGACAGCAATATCGAAAATGATAGAGGTAATGATTTGAGAATGAAAAAAAATGACATAAAAGGAAAAAGATTTAGTTTTTTGCCGACCCGCAAGAAAGAAATGCAAAAAGCCAACCCACAATTGGCACATTGCCTTTTGCCCACACACAAGCCGACGCTTCGCAAAAGTCAAAGAGCCAAATTTTACCTACACCATCTAAATGAACTGAACAGATGAATACATAAGTTTAATCTAAAATACTGAAGCTTTAACCATGGTTACAGTTCCAAGCTTCTTTTATAAAAAAAAATTACCGCTTTCGGACACTGGTGCGGCAACTTAAAATCTTAAAAAAATGAAAAGATTTTTTACAATTTTCGGTTTGCTCACCTTAATTGGTTGGAGCGGAGTTTCTAATGCACAAAACCTCATTGTTTCTTATCCCTTTAGCGGCAATGCGAATGATGTTAGTGGAAACAATCTAAATGGTACTGTTACAAATGCAGTATTATCAACTGACAGATATGGAAATGCTAACAGTGCATATTATTTTGATGGCACTTCGGCATTAATTACCATACCTCATAATACAATCCTTAATGCTTTTCCCTTAACCATCAATGTTTGGTTTAAAACAAATACATCAGGCGGTGGTGGCGGCAGTATAGTTAACAAATACCAGAATGGAAGTCTTAATGGATACAATTTAAGTTTACTTGCATCTAATGGTCACTATAAAACTCAATATTATTATAATGGTTCTAATAATGTTACTGGCGAAACAACGACTACTTATAATGATAACCAATGGCATATGGCTACTGCTGTTTATAGTAATTCTGATTTAAAAATGTACATTGATAATTCACTAGTGAAAACTGTGAGTTGGACAGGAACACCACAAGCTACTACAACTACAAGAGACTTATTAATCGGCAAGTTAGATGAAGCTGTAAATTATTTTTATCAGGGTTATATTGATGATATCAGTCTTTATAATAGTGCTTTAACTTTGTCACAGATTGACTCGCTTTATATTATTATACCTAATACAAATTGCCTTATTGCGTCTTATCCCTTTAATGGTAATGCAAATGATGTGAGCGGTAATAATCTTAATGGTACTGTTGCAAATGCTGTAATATCAACTGACAGATTTGGAAATGCTAATAGTGCATATTATTTTAATGGCTCAACTGCATTAATTACAGTTCCTCATAATGCAATTCTTAATACTTTTCCATTATCTATCAATGTTTGGTTTAAAACAAATACATCAGGCGGTGGTGGCGGTAGTATAGTTAATAAATACCAGAATGGAAGTCTTAATGGATACAATTTAAGTTTACTTGCATCTAATGGTCACTATAAAACTCAATATTATTATAATGGTTCTAATAATGTTACTGGCGAAACGACAACAACATATAATGATAATCAATGGCATATGGCTACCGCCGTTTATAGCAGTTCTGACTTAAAAATGTACATTGATAATGTCCTCGTTAATACTGTAAATTGGACTGGAACACCCCAAGCAACTACAACTACAAGAGATCTATTGTTTGGCAAATTAGATGATGCAACTAATTATTATTATCAAGGTTATATTGATGATATTTCACTTTATGATTGTGCATTGTCAACAATTGATATTGATTCATTATTCAACATCACAGTGACAGGGATCAATCAAAATTTCCCTCAAAATTCAATATCAATTTATCCAAATCCAACTAATTCTATTATTAATATTGATTTTGGTAATGAGATGTCAAAAACAAACTATTCGATTATTATGGAAAACACACTTGGACAAGTTGTTTTTCAAACTTTGACAAATCAACAAAATTTTCAAGTTGATGTAAATTCTTTTAGCCGAAAAGGAATTTACTTTGTAAAAATCATTAATAATACAAGTAATGCAATTACAACAAAAAAAATAATATTAAACTAATAATTATGGATAATCTAAATTGGGAAGAAACCATTAAGGTGAATCGAGCAGGAAAAAAACAAAAAAGCCGAGTTGGATAAGTTTGAAGATTGGTTAAAATCTGAATTGACAAAAACAACTACTCCTTGTGCTTTTTTAAAGGACTTTTTGGCAAAAATTTGGCTTGACAATGACATTCCAGAGCATTATAAAAGGGATATGTCAAAAATTATTGAGAAATATTTGTTTCAAAATAAATGCACATAAATCTATCACACACAGGCTGGCACATTGTCGGGTCGCTCAATGCCAACGCTAAAGTCAAAACCCGCCAAAGAGCCAGCCTGTTTTCAACGCAATTTGCCTGCAATAAAAAAACTAAATCTTTTAAGACAAAGAAAACGGAATGACAGAATTGAAATATCTCAAACCATTGACAGACAAGAACGCCCAGTTGGTAACAACTTGCCAGAATCAATGCGGCAAAAAAAAACGTGCACAATGCTAGCCTGATGGGCATCGCAGAGAAAAGAATGGATACGTACTGCACTCTTTCTGCACCTAAACGTTAAAAAGGCATTTCAGTTTCAGGTTCCGGATCAGGTTCATGAACAGTTCCGATTGAGTTCATTGGTCCATCAATTGCATGGAAAGCAGTGGAATCCCTTTTGGGAGCTGTGGAAATATAGAAAGCCTCTTTTGCTACCCCTTCTAATTTTCTTATGCCTCTCCTGGCATCAGTAGTTGTATCCCCTGTGCATTTGTCTTTTGGGTTAAATTCAAAACCCCAGTAATCGCAATAAGCAGCTAATGATTTTTTAAACTGTGTTGCCTTGTACTTTGCTGAAGTAGCTTTAGGAAGCGTATCAATAAAAGATTGAAATGTTGCATCTTTAAAGTTATACTTGTTGTATAAACCGCCTCCTTTATCAATGGGACAATTTTCATCTGTATCCTTTTCAGTAGGATAGGTAAACCATGTATTAGCCCAGATCCAAAACTCCTCATCCCTGGTGAGACCTTTTGTCATTTCTCTTCTCAACTGACGCTTTTCAAGGTTTGACATGGGTGGCTGAATTTTAAAGAACCTCATGGAGAGCTGGATGGCATAAGCACAAATATTATAAAACTTGTTCCATTCTTCATCCGTGAAATCATCGTACAATCGTTTCCCGAATTTGGTCAATGGGGTCCTGGTTTCTTTATAATCATTGTACTTGGTGCGCTCATGATAATAGTCCGATACACCGGCATTTAAAATTCTGGCCAGGGTGGAGCTGTCTGTATTGGCTAATTCGAAGTTGGAACTGATCAGCATTTTGCCTGATTCGGAATAATCAAGGATCTGTTTGCTTATAAATTTACTGTTGACTTCGCGCTTGCCAGTGACCTGTGTATAAAAGAAATTAAAATCGGCGTACTCATAAAGGTCATCAACTTCGATATTATTATGAAAGCGGGTATAACCGTCGTAAATGAATTCTGTTTTTTGGGTGATGTCCTGGCGGCGGCCACCGATGTAAAAGCTGGGGCGCACATGGGTTATGGCAGCGGAGTAAAGGCTTTTGCCGGAACGACCTGACGACTTTCCGACCTGTGATATCTTCATGTCCTGAAGGAAGGTCAGCCAGGGGCGGCCTGGGTCTTTATACAGGGAAATTTGCCATCCCAGGTTAAATAATAGATTGATGAACAGAAGGTCCTGCTCTTTCTTCTGATCATCCGAAAGCTCAATCTTTTGTTCTAACTCATCCCTCCAGTAGATCTGACTTAAATCTTTTAGGAAACGAATAAAGATAAAGTCAGGATCATTAATTTTCAAAGTGTATTTATCGAGTTCCGCGAATTGGGCAAGCTTAAAATTGATGTTCTCACGTTCTTCTGTTGTTTTGGCTGAATCAAGACGTTCAAGAAGCTCATTATATTCTTTCGAAGGATTGATTTCAATCAGGGGCTTTTCCGTAAGGAAAGCTTTGCGGGGTATATAATGGCTGATGAGTTTATCATTGATCTCCAGTTTCCCCAGGATAAAATTCGGTACCTGTTCATGTTTTATCCGTTCAATTTTATCCCTTGTGATCTTCAGGGAACCATTATTGAAATGAATATACTCCGCATCTTTGGAATGGTTTTTAAAGTTCGGATTGAAGCTTGGAAGCTCCTGCAGATTCATTTCATTGATCTGATTGCTTGTATTGATTTTATTGAGCAGGGCAATCTCATCCAGAAGATTTTTTTCCCTTATCCAGTCCTTTGTAAACCGTTTGATTATCTTTTTAATCTCGTCCGGGTGGATCAGCTCCACGACTTTACCTGTGATCCTGGCATAACAGTAACTTGCTTTCCGGTGGTATTTGGAATCCATTACCCTGAAACCGTGAGCATTTAAAAAATGATAATAATATTCGAGGTTCAGGTTATACGTCACCTTTCCTGTTTTATCATCTATGGCCTTATGCCAGAATTTCATCGGTATGGCACGGCGGCAGAGAACATCAAAATTATCTTTGGTTTCTTGCTTGTCTTTGCCGGAAAGGTTAATAAAATCTTTGGCATCTTTGCATGGATTCCCGCGCCAGTCCATCCTGTATTTAATCCATTCCGGTAAGTAGAGGGTAAAAAGACTGATATTTTTAAGAGCGAATTTATAGGCTTCGTTGCGACCGGTTTCATCCAGGTCCATGACCTGGTAATGATTTTGACACAGATCATCGATCTCCTTCCAGGTGTCAAAATCAAGACTGGCTGTTTCCGAGTTCAGCCAGTAAACATGAAGCCCCAGGCTTGCAAGGTTTAAAGCATCACTCTCTCCTGAGCATCTGAAAATATCAACGGCAATGGCCTCTGGCTTTTCTTTTGGCGGAGTATATGGATTTATGGCATTAACATCTTGAGACTTAAATGCACGTTCACTGGATAAAATTTGTTTTAATCCATAAACATAATCTTTGGGTTTTGTTCCTACATATAAAAACCGGTATCGTTTTTCAGGATCAAGGGGTTTGTAGATTTTTTTGAATTTACCATAATCAAAAACATAAATGGGATATGTTGGTGTAGATTTAAAGATATGGACTATATCACCGGGTTGAGCTTTTGATTTGCCTACAAACTCATATTGTTCAACCACCCTGCAATTATATTTTTTCAGCAGTTCCGGCGTTACATACCTTCCGATTGACTGAAGGTCATTCTCAGAAGGCGTTTCTTTATAAGTAAAATGGTATTCGCCCTTATGATCCTCCGGTGTAACTTCACGATGGGAATATTCAGCAGAATACTGTGGTTTTACAAACTGAGAAGCGCTTATTTTCTTACTCAGTATAACATCATTGATAAAGTTTACCGCATCAATGAATTGCATATTCTCCCTCCATCGGACAAAGGATATGGCAGGGAGGGAATTGATTTCTCCCTGATTGCCAAAATCAGTAATGCGCCAAAGGCCATTAAAGTAAGTTATCCTGGCCGATGCAGTTTTTTCAATATCTCTGACCTTAAGGAATGCTTTTGAACTGCCGTAATCGTAATTGGGAAAATAGTATTTAAAAATATCCAGCCCCTCAGTGGACGATTTGTAAATTTCTGATTGATCTACGTATTTCATGTTATGCCCTCTCCATCAGCCAAATTTCAAAACGGGAATCCTGAACATATAATTCGGGGAATGTCGCTATTAAATGTTTAAGAACGGGCCTGGCTTTAATTCCGAAAGCCAGTTGAAAAAGGAAATCTCCCTTATCTCCATTAACACAGGTATCCATAAAGCAATCAATAAACCTGGCTTTAGTTACTATTTTGGTCTTGGGATCTTCAATTTCAAAAATTTTATCTTTATGCGAAAGCATGCGTTTTGAGTGCCATGTCCCATCTGATGGCTGTAAGATCGCGAAGTATTTTTGTTTGGGAATTATGTGACTGATCATAATTACTTTTTAAAGCGTTAAGGATTGAAACGTAAATCCCACAGGGAAACGAGGAATTGAAGTGAACGCCTGCTCACGATTACAAAGAGGGAGAACGCCCAAATAAAATTTAAAAGGTGCATTGTTCGGGTACTTCAGCAATTTCTTTAAGACGTTCAAGGTGGAATGAGCCATTAGGTTGAAATTTTAGCAATTTGCTCAAATTTTGAACTTTTAGTTTTAAGGTGGCAGCTTCCTCATCATCACTTAGTATTTTAATTGAATTTACCTCCGGTAGTGGAAAATCAAATAAATCAGGTTGCTTAGGTTGAATGGATTGTTTCAA